CCTGTTCTTAATAGATATTTATGTAGTTTAGCATATTCATGAGATGAAGCATTAATTCCTATTTTAAATGGTATTGAAGAATTTACATAAGTTAAAAGTGCCTGTGCTGCTCCATAATATTGTTTCATTGCCATGAAATGATATAATGGGCCCATTTCAAAAATTCTCGTTCCGCAATCATCAATTTTCTTAATTTTCAAAACTTCATCTTTCTTCTGTGCCACATAAACAACTGCTGTTCTTCCTTCATGCTTCTTCAGATAATCCAAATATGTTGTTAAATCAGAATTAATTTGGTCACCTTGTTGGTTATTAGCAAATTGGTACGTTAATGTTTCTGTATTAAAAATGAAAGCATCGGATTTATGTGTCATACCCCCACATTCATAAGAATGAGGATAACCAACACCACTACTCATATTAAGACTAGGAGAAGTAGAATAATATTTACAACCATTAATAACTTCATCCATATTTAAAACTTTAGTTTGCATTCCTGTTCTTCTGATTCCATCTAAAAGTACATCTGTTAATTCTTCAACACATTCATCCAGGAACTGAATATTTATAGGCTTTTGTTCTTTAGCAAATTTATTAAGACCTTTGAAAATAATATTGGGGCAAGGAACTACTAGACGGGGGTCACGCTCAGATAAAACAGAAGGTTCAAAAACTTGTTCATCACGAGTTTGGAAAGGAGAAGGATAAATCTGGGTCTTATCACTAGAATATGCTTTATTAGAAATAAATTTACCATTTTTAAAAACACCTGCTCTACCTACACATTTTAATGGGTGATGAAGTCCTTCCGGCAATTCTAAATTTTCAATACTAACTTGTTGGAAAGGTAATACTACAATACTTTCTTCTTGGATCTGCGGTTCACATGTCTGTTCTTCCATCTCTTCAAATTGAAGATCACTTTTAAAAATTACTGAAGTTAAACCATATGTATCATCTGCTGCAACATGTAAACCTAAAATTTTTTCTGGATAAGCTGAATTACAAATTAACATAGGACTTCCACAAAAACCAGCTTGAGTTTGTATAGGATGATTTCCTTCCAACGATGTTACACTGTAAAGAAGACCATCTTTTAATTTACCTCCTCTAATTTCTAAAATTTTTTGTTCTTTAAGAGTTATCGGTTTTTCATAAATATTTCCTGTGGCGGATCTTACATATAAAGTGGCTTTAA